TTATATATCTAAATTTGAAGTAATAATAAGGGTGTAGCATATCACCATTTCAACCGTGTCACTATTTTTCAAGCGTGCTAACACACGTATTGGCATATTATTTTGTTCAAATTGATACCTATTTAGTAACTTAAAATATTCATTAACATATTTTTACATTGTAAGTTTTTAAATCTGAAACACCCCATCTGAAAATATTGTTTCATTAGTGATAATAATCTATCATTGTTTTTTAACATAACATAGTTTATTTCATGATCATCTGTGGTTGCTGTTATTTTATATGGGTATGTTTCATCTATTTTATTATCACAATATATGAGTCCTTGTTCTGCATACTCACGTATTGCATATTGTTTACCCATATATTTTATTGTAGCAATGTATGTATTTTTACCTTGTGGCTTTTCAATAAAACATTTATTGTCATTAAGATACACACCCTGCGACGCATACACAGTATAATCATTTTTAGCAAATGCTTTATTAAAAGCACTACGCGATTGTGCTAGTTTAGCATTTTCATTAAAATTTTGTTCTAACACCCAACCATTACCACGTAAGAATTTTGTGTTATTTCTAAGTCTATCCGTTATCCTTAATTCACAGAAGTAAGGATTCAACAGAGTAACATTATTACTTAACATATATACAGGCAAATATTTTGATTGCTCACCATCACCCCTTGCAAGTGAAGTATGAATGGATATAAATTTTTTTATTTCATCTGCACAGTATTTACCTGTTTCACTTTGAAATTCATCAAATAACATATGTGACACATCAGACATCATCTGCGAATGTTTCTTAATACCATCCGCATTATTCAACGAAACAGCGTAACCACATTTTATATCATTTAAGTATAAATCAGAGTACACACCATTTCCACGTTTACGTGCAGATAATGTTTGACCTTGATAGAAAAGTCTTTCTATCCCGTTAAAAAATTTATCTGCCACGTCGTCTAATTCATAATTATATCTGTAAATTAAACAAAATTTTTCACCTTTATTCTTAAACTTCTCTATAACATATTTATTAAAAAAAGTTGTCTTTCCCCCGGTACGGTTACCTGTAACGATGTATATTTCAGGTTTGTTACCGTCTAGGTCTTGCATATTAAGCAATTTGTTTCCATTATAGTACATTTCATTATTTATATTCATACCTTATTTTAACACATTTTTCATCTTTTTGCAATAGGTATATTGACTTTTTTACTAATTTTTGATAAAATTATAGGCAGAAAGGAGGTATTGAAAATGGCAATAGATATCATAACTAAGTTATATATACCAATGATAATTGTGCCGTGTTTAGTTGTTGGATACATACTAAAAAAGTGGATTAAGGACGTTGATAATAAATGGATTCCTACAATTTTAACATTTTTAGGCTTAGCACTAGGTGTTTTATACCTTGGAACAACAATTGAGAACGTTATCAAAGGGATGGTATCAGGCCTAGCTTCTATTGGTTTCTATGAATTCTTTCGGAATATTATAGAAAGAAAAGGTGAAAAATAGTATGCACACAGTGGATATAGTAGCAAGTGTTATCGGTGTAATTATAGCATTGGTCACAGCAATTTTTAAAATGGTGAAAGAAATAATAAAACTTAACACATCGATAACATTATTAAATGCAACATTGAAAACAACAGCGTTAGAACTCAAAGAAATTAAAGAGCTAGTGTATGAACATGAAAAAGATATTGTAGAGTTAAAAAGTAGGTGAGAAATTGAAAATAAATATACACGCAGGACATAACAGAATTGTTCCTGGTGCAAGCAAGTACCTTGATGAGGTTAAGGAAGACAGGATTGTCACACAAAAGTTAGTTGATATATTGTCTGCGGATGGTTACACTGTTTACAATACAACAGACAATAAGGGAAGAACACAAAATGAAAATCTAAAAAACATAGTAAGAAATTGTAACTTACACAACGTTAATCTTGATATATCAATACACCTAAATAGTGGTGGTGGTACAGGTGTTGAAGTTTATCAGTATAACAATAACACTGATAGAATATCGTATAAAATATGTGAAAAAATATCATCAAGATTAGGAATACGAAACAGAGGTGTAAAGAACGGTTCACATTTATATGTTTTGAAATATACAAAGGCACCAGCAATTTTGATAGAGTGTTGTTTTGTTGACAATGAAATTGATTACAACGAGTGGGGCGGAACCATTTGTGCTGAAGCAATAGCTGATGCTATAAAATCTGTTTACCCTTTAGATGATACTAAACTGGATTATAACAAAATTGCAAGACAAGTTATAGAGGGGTATTATGGAAACGGCCGACGAAGACGTGAAACTCTTAGACGTATGGGATATGACCCAGACAAGGTACAAAGAATTGTAAATGAAATGTTGAGATAAGATATGAGTTTTACACCGAGATTATCAAAATCTGGAATGTGGGGCAATAAGTATTGGCACAGCAATGAAAATCCGTTAACACGTGCAGGCTATGGACTACCTAATTGCACTTGTTATTGCTGGGGTAGATGGTGGGAGATATCAGGAGTAAAACCCCATCTCCCAACCAGTAACGCTGGTAAGTGGTATAATTCTACAAGCTATAGCAAAGGTTCAACACCACAGCTGGGAGCAGTTATTTGTTTTTCGTCTGGTAAAGGTGGTGTTGGACATGTAGCAATTGTGGAAAAAATACTTCCAAACGGTGACATTGTAACAAGTAATTCAGGTTATAGTAGACCATCAAGTTATAACAATAAACTGTATTTCTGGACTGAAACACTCAAAAAGTCCAATGGTTACTTGCAAGGGTGGGAGAAGAAATACGGCTATCGTGTTCAAGGTTTTATATATAACCCTGAACAACCTAAACCGCCATTACCTGATGACCCACCCACACCAGACCCTGAAGACCCAGGAACACCAGAAAAAAATAAAAAACACAGGTATAAAGTATGGTTATTTCACAAATTATAGAAAGGAGTAATATATGGCAATAAAGAAAAGCGATGAACTTTTAAAGAATTTTTCTGATATTGTTGGTGAAAACAACGAGGATAATGTTATTTCATTTATTGAAGACTTGACAGACACCTTAAACAATATTGACACAGAAAACTGGAAAGAAAAGTTCGAAACAAACGACGCTGAATGGAGAAAAAAATATCGTGAAAGGTTTTTAGACGTTAAGCCAGAACCAGACCCAGAACCAGAACCAGAACCCGAGCTTGACATAGAACCAAAAGATTATGAAGATTTATTCGAGGAAGTAGGAAAGGAGAATAAATAATGCCAAGAAAAATAGCAAATAACAGGCTTAATGCAACAACTTATGATATAGTTAATATCATAAGGCAAAATGCCTCACCTGAATATCAAGATAAAGTACCTAAAGCAACAGACATAAAATCACTACAAAAAGTAGGTGAAGTAATTGTTGGAAATGCAGGCTTTTCTAACCAATTTTTAAATCAGTTAATGAATAGGATTGCACTTGTTAGAATGAATAGTGCGATTTTTAACAATACATTTAAACCACTTAAAAAAGGCTATCTTGAATTTGGGGAAACAGTGGAAGAGATTTTTATAAATCTGGCTAAAGTTAGACATTTTGATACAGAAAAAGGTGTTGAGCGTGAACTAAGGAGAACAGTGCCAGACGTTAGAACAGCTTTCCATAAGATGAACTTCAAGGTTCAATATCCTATCACAATTGAGGACATGGAACTTAGACGTGCATTTTTATCGGTAAATGGGGTGCAGGATTTAATCACTAAATTGATTGATGTTGTCTACACATCAGCTGAATATGACGAGTATTTAATGTTTAAATACTTAATTATAAAAGCAACAGTTAAGGGTGCTATCAGAGAAATAAAAGTTGATAATGACCTTAAAAAAATAGCTTCAACATTCAGAGGGTATTCAAATAAACTTCAATTCGTGTCGAGTGAGTATAATTCAATGGGGGTACCAACAGCCACACCAAAAGAAAAACAGTATATATTTATGAGTGCGGAGTTTAATGCAGAGTTTGACGTTGAAGTGTTAGCATCTGCTTTCAATATGGATAAAGCGGACTTTATGGGTTCACTTATTCTTATAGATGACTTTAACACATTTGATAACAAAAGATTTTCAGAACTTAAGAAATACACAGACATGATTGAAGACGTGAGAAGTGATGAATTATTGTTGATGAAAGACGTTAAAGCTATACTGGTAGATGAAGAGTTTTTCCAAGTTTACGATAATTTATCAAGAATGACTGACACATATGTAGCCTCTGGTATGTACTGGAACTATTTTTACAATACATGGAAGACAATCTCATATTCCCCGTATTCAAATGCAATTGCTTTCACAACCAGACAAATTTCAAATATTGAAAATCTTAAATACAAAGTTTTTCAAATTGAAGATGACAATAATATTATATTAACATTTATCCCACAAAACAACGATTTACCTGATAGGGAAATCCACATTCAATCTAAGTGGGCAACATTAAACGGTATAGCTGTACAGCCATATGGTGTTTATATTGTACCTAAGGACAAGAAAAGTTTCTTGACAACAGCACCAGAATTTTATGTAAGTTTAGATGGTGTTATGTACAAGTCAACCGAAACAGACTTAACAAAAGTTGTAATATTTACAAAGGTATAACTATGTTTATTGAGGATAAAAAAAGCAGGGCATATTTACTAAAAAATTGCCCTCTAGACACAACATATGAACACACCATTCAATTTGATAGCAGAGAACAGCAGGCGGAGTATTTCTCTTCGCTTGCTAAGTATCGAGAGGTTGAAATGTCATATGTAAGGCATACAGAAAACAAGGTATATGTGGAGTTATTGGCTGATAACATATATGATTGCAACTATATCATGTTTCAAAATTCTAACTTTGGGAATAAGTGGTTCTATTACTTTGTCACTAATGTTGAGTTCGTGAATAATAATACATCAATGTTAACATTAGCTTGCGACGTTATGCAAACATGGTATTTTGATTATGAACTTGGACAATGTTTCGTTGAAAGAGAGCATTCAAAAACAGATAAAATAGGCGATAACATTGTAGATGAAAATCTGGATTGTGGCGACTATGTGGTTGATGGTGTAAAATGGGCGGACTTTGAAGAGCGTGTTAATGTGTTAGCAACAGCTAATACAAATGGTGATGGTGAGCTAGTCAAAGTTTATGGTGGTTTGTATAGTGGTTGTTATTATCAAGTTTTTGAAAATACTGAAAAAGGTGCCACACAGCTAAGTAAAGAAATAAATAGACTGGTTGAAGACAATAAAAAGGATGAAATAGTTGCGATTTTTACTATGCCTAAAAAATTTGTTCAACGTTTAAAACCACAAGGGATAAACACATACCCTGAAAACTACGAGGAAACCGTTTCAAAAAATTATAATAAATTAGATGGTTATACACCACGTAACAACAAGTTGTATATTTATCCATATAATTTTTTAATGATTTCAAATAACTTAGGAGAACAAATTGAACTTAGGTACGAGTTTTTTGATTCTACTTATTGTCATTTTGAAATTGCAGGCTCAATGTGTGTTGCCCCAGAAATTAAATGTGTACCTAAACATTATAAGGGCAGAAACAGAGCTTTTGATGATAGTTCAACAATTAACGGTTATCCTCAATTATCATATTCAACAGACACTTTTACAGCTTGGTACGCACAGAACATCGGAACAGGTAAATTTGCTTTTGACGCAATAGGTGGTGCATTATCAACGTTTAAGGGTACAGGTAGTGCCATGGCAGCTGCTGACACAGCTATGTTAAGTGTGTTTAATACTGCTTCTGAGGGATTGCAGTATAGCACGAAAGGTCAGCAAAATCACGGTAACAATAACGGTTCTTTAATTACATCAATGAATGCTTTAAGATTTACATTTTTACAAAAAACTATAACATATGAATATGCTAAAACCATAGATAACTTTTTCACCATGTATGGTTACGCCACAAAAAAGTTAAAGAAACCAAACACAAAAGTTAGAAAGAATTATACTTACACAAAAGTAAAAACTTGTGTATTAAAAGGTTCTGTTCCAGCTAATGATTTAAAAGCAATATCATCAATATATAAAAAAGGTATAACTTTCTGGATATGGCCATCAAAAATAGGTGATTATTCAGTTGATAATTCACCATTATAGAAAGGAAAAAAATGGGTAGAAAGAAAAGAACACAACTAGATTCAGCAGTAATATCTACCGTCGCAACATATGACCAGTATGTACGGAGATTATCAGAACTTACTATGTCAATGTTTGAATGGACAGGATTGCCTGGTTCAATTGATAAAAGATTCTTAGAATGGGTACTTATGATGAATGGTCAAGCATTATTCTTTTACGATGAAGAATTGGGAGAATTTTTATCAATGCAAAATACATCGCAAGGTTCATTTGATTATTATAATAATCCAACCAGACGCAGGGCATACGCTGTCAACGGATATAACAGAGAACTTGATGAAACTAATTCGGTTTTAATATGGAATAATGAAATTAGAACAAACACAATTCTTGACATTCAAATGTATTCACAACGACTAACAAATATTGAAAAGGCTATTGATATAAATATCAACGGTCAAAAAACACCGTTATTAATAGTATGTAAAGAGAATGAACGTTTTTCATTAAATGAGTTATATGAACAATACGAGGGTAATACACCAATAATTTTTGCTAAGAAAAAATTTGACGAGTTATTATCTTGTATTAGAACAGATGTTCCATATTTAGCTGATAGATTGCACTCTATCAAAACCGAAATATGGAACGAAGCCTTGACACATCTAGGTATTTCAAATGTTAATATTGCGAAAAAAGAAAGGTTGATATCTGATGAAGTTAAACGCAATACAGGTGGAATAATAGCGAGTAGATACGGCAGACTTAATGCAAGACAGAAGGCTTGCGAGGAAATAAATAAAAAATATGGTTTAAATGTGTGGTGCGAGTTTAAGTCTGATAACGTAATTGAAACAATAGATAAAGAGGTGATTGACGATGAGTAAATACACCACAGAGGTACGTTTCATATGTGAAAACTTTGCTGGACTTGAAAAATCTATTTCATACAAAAGAACCCATGAAGTGATTAAAAAAGCAAGACCGAAAATATTCAGTTTTGAATACCCTATTTTTGATGAAAAATACAAAGCTGTATTAGAAACAAAAATATTGAAACATTTCTATACGAGAGAAATAGGTTTTGAAACAGTGGGATTATGGATTCTAAAACTTGATACATTAATGAATGAAATAATGCCATATTACAATGAAATCTACAAGTCAACTCTTTATAAATTTAATCCTTTGTACAATGTAGATTTACACACTACACATGAACTCAAAAGAGATAAAAACTCAAATGAAAAGGGCAATATAAAAAATGGTGATATTCACAACATAAGTGATGATGTTGATACAGCGTATTCAGATACACCACAAGGTTCACTATCAGATGTAAAAAATCATAAATATTTAACAGAGTTTACAAATAATACGCAAGATTTTCACGAAACAAGAACCACAATATCACAATCGGACATTAACAATGTAGCAAAGTCGTTAGATGAGTACACAGAACATGTTTTCGGTAAAGCAACAGGAAAAAGTTTCGCACAAATGATTCTTGATTTTAGGAAGTACATAATCAATGTTGATATCATGGTATTGAATGACTTAGAGGAACTTTTCATGCAAATATATTAAAAGAAAGGAGTTTAAGTAATGGCTTATCACGGAACAAGATTAGACACTTTTCATTTCTTTTGTCAAAATGCCTTGCCATTGGTATATGATGATAGCTTATCATATTACGAGGTGCTATGTAAACTAGTAGACTATGTAAATGAACTGCTAAAGGATAATAGAGAGATGGAAAAGTTTCTTAAACAAACAAATATCAAGTTGGATGAATTAAACGAAAAAGTTAAAACTTTAAATGATATTCTTGAAAAAGTAAAAAACGGTGAATATGTTCAATTATATTTAGATATATTAAAAAAATATATCGATGAAAATTTGCAAGAATTTGTTGCAAGAATTGTTAAGTTTGTATTCTTTCAACTTGATGATTCGGGAAGATTTAACGCAATAATTCCATCTGCATGGGATTTTATAGAGTTTGAAACACCAATCGACCCAGATGATGTTAACTATTTACATTTAATTTTGAAATATTAGAAAGGAAATAAAAATGGGAACAAAATATAATAAATATGTTGGAGCAAGATATGCACCAATTTTCGATGGTGACTGGGATAACACTAAATCATATGAACCACTTGTGATTGTTATGTGGCAAGGCAATTCATACACCAGCAAAACATATGTACCATCTAATGTTGAAATAGACAATAAGAAATACTGGGCAAACACAGGAAATTACAATGCACAGGTGGAAGACTACAAGAATTATGTTAAGACATTTGATAATAGAATTGAAGAGAATAAGAATAAAATCAATGAAAACAAAGGTTTAATTGAACATTTGGCAACAAATGTTGATACAAATATAAATCAAATGCAACAGGAGATAGTAAAAAACACAGAAAACATTGATAAAAATAAAAAGGAAATAGATAAAAACAATAAGGAAAATTTTGAACGTGATGTTTGGTTATCTGCCAAGGCTTCCAACAACCTATCAGACAAGAACTTCATACTCTTAGGTGATAGTTATAACGACGGTGTAGGTGGTATCATCGGACGTGGTTGGGGGTACTATTTTGCTGAATTCAACAAATTGAAAAAATATAAATCTATACAACAGAGATCAGGTGGTTATTTTGCAAAAGGTTCACAAAATGCGGATTATCCAAACAAGAAATTCTGGGAATGTATTGAAATATATGCAAACACATTAACAGACAATGAACGCCTTGACGTTGATTACATAGTTGTTGGTGGTGGTTACAATGACGCAAGAGATGACGTTTACAACGCTGATGGTATAATTGATGGCGTTACAAAATTTAAACAAAAATGTGATGAATACTTTCCAAACGCTAAAATATGGGAGATTCCATTGTTCAATGCTGGAAAAATTACACACTGGGAGCGTATAAAAGGATTTGACGCAGTGCTTTTTGCCTGTCAACAGAATGGGATTGCTTGTACTAAGAATTCTATCTCATGGTTAATGGGTAGAAGTAAATACATGGCTTCCGATGAAATACATCTTTCTGATGATGGTTATAGATTGGTGGCTAAGTATATGACAGCTGTTATTAACGGTTGGGATGGTGAATTTTCATTCTCAACTAATGCTGATTTATCGCTAGGTCGTGGCATATCAATTCCTGATAGACTATATTGTATGAGAGATGGAGATATGTGTGTATTACAGGGTTCAATTAAAAATGTTCATTTGCTTGATGGTGACATATTGTTTACAATTCCTCCAGAATGTCAACCAAAAAAAAGACTTACAATAAGTGCATACGGTACAGGTGGTGCACACATGGTTATATGTGATATAACCGATAAATGTGTTGTGCGAGGACATACGGGAACAGCTGAAATTGAAACAGAAATTTGCTTCTGTCACACGTGGAAAGTTGGGTATTAAAAAATGAGGGCAATACGCCCTCTTTTTATAATCTTAATTCATAAGTTGTATTATGTAATATTACGCCACCCATTATTTTTTTCTGAATAAGTTTTGATGGTACTATTAACCCATTTTTAAAATCTTCAATTGTTCTGTGTCTTTTTAAAAATTCAAGCTCTTCCTGATTGTGTTCATCTATATTTATATCCCTTGTTATAGATTTTTTAAATAGTTCTTTACATTTTTGGGGCATGCCCGCACATTTAATATCTATACTTATTCCGTTATCTGTTTTTATTTCTTCCAAGTATGTTTTCTGTCTAACAAATAAACCGCGTTCCCATGTGCTTTCATGACCCCAACAATTAAAATCGGTATTGTGTAACTTTAATCCTTTCACAACATCACCCTCTAAGTGAATACTATCTGTATCGCTATATATAAAATTGTCAAAGTTTTTTTGTGCATGTGAAATTGTAAAACATCTAGCATAACTTGTTATAGCTGAACCAACAGGAATATATCCAACTTTTTTATTGAATTGTGAAATGTCGAAAAAACCTAAAACATTATCATCTTTCATTTTTACAACTTTAAATGATGAATTATTTCCTGTCGCCATTTTACCATATAAATTGTTTAAGAATAATTTAGCTAATTCTCTTACAGCACCAGAACTGGAAACCTTTATTTCTTTATATTTATCAATGTATTTATCAAAAATACCAATTAAACTATTAAAATAACACCCATCTATTATCTCTAATTCTGATAACTCATAATGTTTTTTTAATAGCTCAAAATCTACACATGTTAATGTTAATTCCATTCTGCTAGAAACGATATTACCATCTAAATCAGTGTAATATTGATAATACTTGCCATCATTTTTATTGAAAATATCGGAAGTTTCAAGATTTTCATTGAATTTATAAAGATATGAATTTTTCTTTTGAATGAACGGTAAATAACCAGGTTTGATATTAAACCTACATTTAATCCTTACAAAATAATAATGAAAATCTTTATCTAATTCATTAGGAAAACCCCCAACCCAGAAAGTAGGTTCGCCAACAGGGTATTTATTACCGCTATCTGAGTGCATGACTGACGGGTATAGTGAATTAACATCATATGTGTTACCATTTTTTATTATTTTATTTTCTTTTCCTTTTTTTAAATAGCACCAACCCCCACGGTAAGACTTTCTTATGTATTCGTCTGCATTTTTACTATTGAAAATGTTTTCATCGATTTGAAAGTCTTCCAAATTTGGAAATAATCTATCAAATTTTTGATTCCCTAATATCCTTTTATACTCACCAATACAGCAAGCGCCAATAGTTAATTTAGTATGACCCTCATTGTACATTATTTCCATAGCTTCCTTAAGAACTAGAACGTCATTTTTTATGTACTTTCTTTCATCATCTGTTATATTACAACCAGCATAACGCACTCCCTCATATTCCATCGTCAATTTTTTATGTTTTGTTTGAAACGATTCACCTATTTTTTCAAGACTAAATGGCAATAATTTTAAACTATCCTTTATTGTGATAGTTTTGTTGTTTTTCTTTATAGTTATACTGTACCATTGCCCCATATTTGATATGGAATATTTAAAAGTTTTATTTTTCATATTTGTATTTGAATGAAATGTTGAATTATCCAAATTTTCATTGTCAAGGTCAATGGCTTGTTTAAATTTTAATGTATTTATTAAATAGTATAATATGAAATTACCATCAAATTTTAAATTATGAAAATAACAAGTAATATTTTGTTTTAATGAAAAAAAGTATTTGAATTGTTCATCTATACTATGAAAAATTTTAACTTCATCTGTATAAAGCTCTGCACATCCACTTGCCCATACTTCGGTATATTTTTGACCAGTAAACACGGTTGTTTCAAAGTCACAAACATATATTTTTTCGTTCTTTTTCATCTTGAGTATCCATTTATAACATCTTGAATTTGTTCGTTAAATTCGATTCTTTCATCTTGTGTTAATTTATGTTCATTTCCATATAAAAGAGTAATAAATCGCAAAAAATCAAATTCTAAATAGTCTTGGTCACTATCATATAACATACGATACACAATTTTTGTTAATTCGTTTTGATTCTCAATAGCATTTCTCCATATGTTTTCCTCCCCTATTTCTTTTTTTATGTTTTCATAGGTATTACGTAATAAATCTGCTATTTCCTGTTTTTTAAGATAAAAATTTGTGTCGCTTGTTTCTATTATACTTGGTGTATAATTATCAAGAATATCTAAAATAAACTCATTTATTTTGTCCGATAACTTAGGTAAATTATTTTTATATATCTTTTCATTTATTTTTATTTTATTTTTATTTTGTAATTCTTTCAATAAACTTTCAGAAGTATAATTTTTTAGTCTATTCAAAAGATTTTTTCTTATGACACCTTTATGTGTCAATAAATCTTTTTTTCTTTGCTTTGATAAAAATAAACCTACGTTTTCAAGCTCACTAACTAATTTAGTAATTCTTTCAATCTCTTTTTGATATTGTTTTTGATTTTTTGTTAAACGTTTTTTTGATTTATTTTTATTCATATTTTACCACCTTTCTAAAAAAAGGCGGTTAAATAACCGCCAAATATTTTTTATTAAAACTCAAACGGCTGTCCTGTATCGTCTTTCTTTTTTGAAAGATATGTAATGTGATTTGCTATTACATCAACATTATTTACTTTCTGACCATTCTTGTTTGTATAAGAGCTTGTTGTCAATTTTCCTTGTAAAGCTATTCTCATACCTTTTGAGGAATAGGTATTTAAATTTTCCGCAAGAGAACCAAAACAAACTATGTTAAAAAAATGTGTTTGTTGTTCTCCTTTTATGTACTCATTTACTGCAATTGAAAATTTACAATATGCAACATTTGATGGGCTCATTTTAAGTTCTATTTCTTTTGTGATCCTACCAATCAAGATAATACTATTCATTTTTTTTCCTTTCTTATTTTACAAGTTTAGCGTTAGCAAAAAACGTTGCATCGTCCATTTCGTATGTTTCTTTGATTATGTCTTGCGATATAATATCAATCACAACTAGATTGTTATCGGCTGCTATTTTGTCTATTTCCTTTGCAATTTTTCTTTCGTTTATTCGCTGTATTGAAAATTTTCTTTCATCTACCTTGTTTTCTTTTTTGTCAAAACATTTAATAACGGTTACTGTTTTTTTAATTGTTCTTTTCATTTTTTCTACCTACTTTCTTTTGTTTAATTAACTATAATTTTTTTAAAAATATTGATTGAGTTATGAATCATCAATATATCCAGACTTGTAGTGTTTGTTCATTTTTTGTTCCTCTTTTGTTAATTAAAAAACATCGTATAATTCAAATGGTAAAATTTTGATATTGTTTATTTCGCACAAATTATCATGTTTGTTAAACCACACATCACCACTTCCGACAACAGTTACTATTATGTGTTTATCTGTTATTACTATCTCTGGAACTTCACCGTTATAGCAATCTATATCCATGTCGCTATCTATCCAATCTAAAAAGTATCTAGAGTCTAAACAATCGTTTATGTTTCTTACTGTTTCTTTTTTAATTGATAATTCACATGTGAACATGTAGTCTTTAACTTCACGCATTTTTTATTCCCCCTTTTTCTTTAATTATAACATATTTTTTTATAGTTGTAAACCATAGATATTGTGGGTTGAAAAAAACCATACACAATATATTATAAATAATCAAAAACTACTTTATTTGATATATCAATTAGCTTATCGTTTCTCTCTAATGTTGCTTCAATAATATAAACAAAACCGTGTGTAAAGAGAATTTTAGTGTACACACTTTTTAATTCTTCTAAACCCTCATGTATTGTAAAAAATTTTTTATGTATATTTTTTTTAAATGCTTTATTTTTTCTCAAATACACGGGTCTATATCCCGTAAATTTACTTGTTTTAACTTGATAATAACTGAAAACTATTTCATACATAATTCACGCCTCCTTGTCTGCTTGTTAAGATATTTATTATTTTAAATTTACATCTTTTCTTTTGTTTATCTCAAAATTCTTTAAATTCACCGTTAACTAGTCTGTAGTATGTGTTTTCTTTTATTTCAACACCGTCTACCTTTGTGGTTTTTACGCAAGTAACTTCATTAAATTGATTGAATTCAGCTAAAACTATCCAACTGCCTCTACTTGCTTTTGCTAAACTTCCAATACCCACATTGACAACAATATTTTTCTTGCCAATGCCTGCAGCGTATGAATAGTTTGCGCTGCTAACAATTCTTGAGTTATATCCTCCGCTATTTATTTTTGACCCTATGCCCGTGCTGGCAATCTGTGAACAATTACCTGTATTCGCAATCTGTGAATAATTACCTGCATTGATAAGTCTTGACGAGTAACCTGTATTGCAGAGTTGTGAATAATCTCCAGATGTTGATACTTGTGTGTAGTTGCCTGTGTTTGCTAATATTGTGTAATCACCAGCTGCCGCTAATTGTGAATAACTAGCAACACTAACCATTTGAGTATAACTTGTTGAGCTACTCAAATATGAAAAATCATCCTCTGTCACTTGTTGTGAGCAGTATTTTGAGTTTTTGATTTTTAATTTTTTACAAATGGATTCAAAACTCTTTTCAATAAGTTGTTCTAAAGATAGTTTTGATTTTATTTTTAATTTTTTAGTGCAATATTTTTTATTGTCATCGGTTTTTCTGTTTTCGCTATCTAGGTCTTCTATTTCGGTCATCTCAATCAATTCATTGTTATCATCTAAGAGTGTATAATGTTCTAAGCAGTCAAGCGGATTTTCGCAATAGTGCATACCACTATTACAAACTTCTGCTTTATCTTCCGTGAACACTTCGCCAGTTTTGTAGTGTTTTCCTCTGCATACTAACCCCTTTTTATACGCTTTATAACCTTTTTTCATTTTTTCTACCTACTTTCTATGGTTATTTAATTTTTGCTATTTTTTCAATGAGTCTATCAAACTCATCATTATTAAATTTTTTACTCATTAAAATTGTGAATAGTAAATTTTGTAAATTTTGTTTATCTTTCAATTTATAAGCATACTTTTTATCTCTTGTTGTAGCATACTTGAGATTGCCGTAATCATCAACATAGTAATGCCTTTTACCAATATTTATTGTTATTTCCTCTCTTTCTCCTACTTTTTTATATATTCGTCTTTTAACATGCCATCTGCCACCACCTTTACCCTCCCATTCATTTATAATTGATATGTTAATTTTCATCTCTTTTTCTAACATTTCAATAACTTTCTTTGTCTTATTGAACGCTTTTTTGATTGCTCTGTCTTTAATGTTCATTTTGTACCCCTTTTCTTTTACTCTTTTAAGTTACTTATAGTATAGCACAACCAACGTAATTTTGTCAACAATTATTTTGTTAAAACTTGAATATTTTTAATTGATTTTTTTCTATCTTTAATTGTTGATATGATTCATGTTCTGTTTCTACTTCCACACAATAAATTTTAAATACCCCCTTTTAGATACTTATATTTTATCATAATTTAATTAAAATGTGCAATGAATATTTATAATAATTATTATGAGTAATATAGATTTGATTTATAGTTGTATCTTTCAATACTGTAATATATTAAAGTGGGAACCTTATTGAAAAATCGCATATGAAGATACTCACTT